GCCACTGATTTGCTACAGCAAAAAGCTGCCATATCACAACCACAGTCACAGAAGGAAGAACCTAGACCAGAGATACAGGAAACTTCCCTAGAGGGACTGCGCCAATCGAGGCCTGCGGCGCCTGTCTCGAATTCCAAGGCTCTCGCCGCGAATTCGGCGGCCGATGCGTTCAATCGGTTCTGGTCGGTTTGGCCGCACAAGGTCGGCAAGCCCGACGCGGCCCGGTCGTTCCTGCGGGTGGCTGGCGAAGTCGACGCGATCATTTCCGGTGTCGAGCGCTACATCCGCGACAAGCCCCCGGATCGCTCATGGCTCAACCCTGGGACGTTCCTCAATCAACGCCGCTGGGAAGATCAACCTGCGCCCGTCGCCGCTCATGTCCCATTCGAGCGCGCCGACAACGGAATGACGACGATTTTGAAGGAGATTTACGAAAATGAGCGACGCCAAAACGAAAGCCCTGGTCGGGATGTTCCACGGCTTTCCGTCGTATCGTCAAACCGCTTCGGACGCCCGGATAACGCTTGAGGCGTATCTCGCCGTGCTTGAGGGTTTCCCGTCTGAAACCGTCCAAGAGGGCGCGCGCCATGCTCTGAAAGCGGGCGGCGCTTTTCCCCCGTCAAGCCCTGAGTTTTACGAAATCTGCTCTCGCGTCGCGGCCGAACGGCATGCGGAGCAGCGGCGGCTTTACGAGACCAAAGCGCCCCGTCTGCCGCGTCCGGTCGAAGCGCTTTCCGAAGCGGAGCGCGAGGCGTCAAAGGCTCGGGTCCAAGCGATGGTCGATCGGCTCAAAGGCTCGAACTCGATGCAAAACGCCTCGAAAAGCCGTGCGGAGGTCCGCGAAGACGCCCAATCGTTTCTCGTCGAAAACGCCGGCGGACATGGCTGTCCGCCGTGTCGTATCTCGGCCGAATTGGCCGCTCTGATTGAGGATCAACGGCGATGATGACCGAAGCGGAAGCCCTCAAAAAATGGTGTCCTTACGCGGTTCCGTTCGGGACTGAGGGGGGCAACCGGGCGAAGGATGGGGCGGTAACTTCTCCCACTTGCTGCGTCGGCTCGGATTGCATGGCTTGGCGGTGGTCGTCGAACAGTCTCAGCGAGATTGCGGGTTTTTGCGGAATGGCGGGCGAGCCGCGCCCCTAGCCTGCCACCACCGCGCGCATAGGCCCGTAATCTATCCGTATAAGGTATAATATCGACGAAGCTGGTGTGGGAGCTATGGGTGTAGCTCTACCTCATCAAAACAGCCCTACGGGGCTCCTGGGGCTTAAATGCGAAATGTGGATTTAGACGCGGCTGAAAACGCGCTTGTGCTCGATCGCGGCGTGATCGGCGATCGTAAGGCGTGGCGTGCTGGTTTCTTGATGCCCAAGGGCTCGTTGCGGGCGGTGTTCCGGTCTGCGCGGGCGACGGCCGCGACCCGCAAGCGCCCGGTGACGCTCGCGGGCTCGCCGCTGTCGAATGTGGATAGCGAGCGCGAATAGCTTGCGCTCCGCTCGCGCTTGGTGTGGTTGCTTTATGAGCGAATCAGCAAATCGGGGGATTGCATGGATGGCGTTTCTGGAAAGTCCTGGTATTGCGTCGAAGCCGTCGAAGGGCAGGACTCCAAAGCGTGTCTTGGACTGGCCGTCGCTGGCCTCGTTGTATGGCGGCCTTTTGACGTGCGCCGCGCTGCTGGCCGCCAAGGTGACGGGGCGCGGTTACGGCAGGGCAGGCCGCCTCGTCCGGCCTCTGCGCCACGCGCTGATAGGTCGCGCCCGCGCTTTGGCCGATATTTCTTCGTCTGCGTCGCGTTATCCGAATGCATCTTTCAAGAAATCCAACACGCTCCAGGCGTGCGAGGATTCGTCTGCGCGACTGGCTCGCGCTTCCCGGTTCCAATCCCAAACGAGCAAATAGAATTCCTCCGCGCGTCCAAGCCGCCCGTCCAGCGCTCGACGACATGGCGCGACTGGGGGACGCTCGGCGCGCAAGTCGAAATCACGCAAGGGCCGTTCCACGGTCACGCGGCGCGAATAAGAGGGATTGACCCGAAGGGCATATTCGAGCTAGAGCTTTTACTGTTCGGTCGATTTGTACGCGTGATTGCAGAAGCCTCCCACGTCTCGCAAGCGGTCCAGGCCAAGCCGGATAACTCCCGCAAGACGGTTCTAAATCCAGCCGGCCATTTGGCTTCGGCTGCCGCCGCATGAGCGGCAATCCCCATTCCAATTCGCCCGACGTATGGGCGTCTGGCCCCGGCGACGCCTTAGACCGGCGACGGCCGGGGCTCCCCCATTCCTATTCGCCCGGCTTCCTAAGCCGCTGTCGGTCGGATTCGCGGCCCCGCAAACCGTCCCCGCTTCCCCTGTCGCGGTGGCTGGGCGGGGCCGTGATAAACTTTAACAGGAGTTCTGATGCCTAAACATTTTGAAATGCTGCCGGTCACGTCCTCGTCGATCTCGGCGCTTGGTCATGACGCCGGCGCCGACGAACTGCATGTGCAGTTCAAAAACGGGACGCGCTACGTCTACTCGGGTGTCTCGGCCGAAAAGCACGCCTCGCTGCTCGGCGCGGAGAGCATCAGCAAGCACTTCGGCGCGCATATCCGCACCAAATATCCGGCGAGGAAGCTTTGATCGCGCTCTACGTGCTTTGCATCGCGGGTTATGGGATCGTCTGCGATGCGAGCTCACCTTACCCCTCGCTGGCGGCCTGTGAGTCCGCGCCGCAAATGGCTGGCTGGCACCCCGGCGCGAACCCGTTTTACTGCAAGGCGACTTGATGCTTACGTTCGTCGCCTTTTGGTTGGCCGGCAATGCGCTTTTCGTGGCGCTGGCATATCGGGCGAATAGGCGGGGAGGATCGAGCCAACGATCTGGCGCGGGTAGCTGATGGCTGGCCGGGGGCGTCCTAAATTCAAGCCCGAATATGTCGAGCAAGCGAAAAAGCTCTGCAAGCTCGGCGCGACCATCTTCGATATGGCGGACTTTTTCAGCGTCTCCGATGCTTCGATAAAGGATTGGATGGTCCGGTTCCCTGAGTTCGCGGCGGCCGTCAAGGTTGGCCGCGCGGCTCCCGATCAACGGGTTAAGCGAGCGCTTTACGAGCGCGCTGTTGGTTATTCGTTCATGTCGGAAAAGGTCTTCTGCTCCGAGGGGCAAATCGTGCGCGCGCCTTTTGTCGAGCATGTCCCGCCCGATGTTGGCGCGGCGCGGCTCTGGTTGATGAATCGGCTTCCTGATGAGTTCCGCGCCAAGGTGGAGCAAGAGTCGGGCGGCAATATCACAGTCGAGGTTGTCAATTTTGCGGGCGCCCTCGAAAGGCAAAAAGTCATCGACCACGGTTAGTCTGCCGCATAACTGGTGGCCGCGCGATTATCAGATTCCGCTGCTCGACTACATGGCGCGCGGCGGTAAACGCGCCCTCGGCGTGTGGCATAGGCGCTCGGGCAAGGACGAAGTCTGCCTCCATTGGGCCGCGATCTGCACGCAACAGCGCCCGGCGACCTACTGGCACATGCTCCCCGAGTATGCCCAAGGGCGCAAAGCCATCTGGGCGGCGGTCAACCCGCACACGGGAAAACGGCGCATAGATGAGGCGTTTCCCAAGGAACTGAGGGCTAACACGAATGAGCAAGAGATGTTCATTCGGTTCAAAAACGGCGCGACTTGGCAAGTTGTCGGCTCTGATAATTTCAATTCTACGGTGGGCAGTCCTCCTGCCGGTGTGGTGTTTTCTGAATGGGCATTATCTAATCCAGCGGCTTACGGATACCTGGCCCCGATTCTCGTCGAAAACGACGGGTGGGCCATGTTCATCACGACTTCGCGCGGCCGCAATCATTGCAAGTCGATGCTCGATATGGCGCGGACTCGCGACGATTGGTTTGCGGAGGTTCTTTCGGCCGACGATACGGGCGCTATTTCAAAGACCGCTATCGAGGTTCAACGGGTTGAATACGCCGGCATTTTCGGCCAGGAGGCGGCCGACTCCCTAATCGAGCAAGAGTATTATTGCTCGTTCGACGCAGCTGTTCTCGGCTCCTATTGGGGCAAGGAAATGCGGATAGCGGAGGCGCAAGGGCGCATCTGCCGCGTCCCGGTAAATCCTGATTTGCCGGTTCAAACGGCCTGGGACATAGGCGTTTCGGACGCCATGTCGCTTTGGTGTTTCCAGGTCTATCCCGACCATATTGATGTGGTCGATTATTACGAGAATTCCGGGCTCGGGTTCGACCATTATGCCGCGTGGCTCGATGCGCGCGGCTATCACGGGGTCGACCACGTTCCCCACGACGCAAAGGTGCGCGAGGCGGGAGCGCCTGGCGCTCGAACGCGAATTGAAACGCTGTTCTCGCTTGGCCGCAAACCAGAATTGGTTCCCGACCAGGGCTTGATGGACGGCATTAACGCGGGGCGTCTTACGCTGCCCTTCGCCCGTTTCGATTCCGTCCGCTGCGCAAAGGGGCTCGATTGCCTGCGCGAATACAAGGTGAAATGGGACGCCAAGGCGCGGGTTTTTCTCAAGACGCCGGATCACTCCTGGGCCTCGCATGGCGCGGACGCTTGGCGTTATCTCTCGCTCTGCTGGCGCGCTCCGATGCGCCCCCGCGATGAGCCCGCGCCTGAGTTGTTCCGGCAAATAACCGATCTGACTTTCGACGAATGGCGCTCGTTTGGCGTCGAAGACGAAAAGGCGGCGCGCGCGTGAGCGAAGAATTTCCCGGCAACGGAACCTTTGACGCGGCCTACTGGCGCGGCCGTCTGGTTTCGACGTTTGAGCAACGCAAGGCTGAGTGGCGGACGCGGGCCTACGGCGACGATCTGTCCCGCTTCGATCTCGACCCGGTGGAACGCGACGCGCTCGTGGCGCGGCTTGTGAAGCTGTCGGACGCGAACAAGGGCGGCTCGTCCGCGAGCGCGACTGCGTGGCTCTGCGGCTTGGTGCGGGCGGTCGAATACGGCGAGACTCACGCAAACGGGAAGGTTTTCAAATGAGCGGTCACGGTCACGTAATCCCAAACGCGGACGGATCAAAGGCGCGCTGCGGCGGTCCCGGCTTCTGCCCCGATTGCGCGGCCGAGCACTTGCGCGGGCTCTCTGTCCGGCCGGTCGCGGCTGTTGGTGAATTTCTCTCGATCGGCGACGGGGGCGACCGCGCCCTTGATCTGTTGCGAAAGGCTTTCCTGATCTTGCCGCCTAGCATCACTCGCGACGAAATTACCGCGTTCCTGGCGAGAGCTCCACGGTGAGCAATCAAGCGGCTGACGTTGACGACAAGGCCACGAAAGACACTCCCGGCGAGGGCGCGCGCTGGCTCGCGGAAATTGAGCGCGCGCAAGAGGCGCCGGCCATGCGCGAGTGGCGGCGCCGGTGTGGCGTCATCCGCGAGAATTACCTCTACACGAAAAGCCATGAGGCCAAGGCGCGACGCTATTCGATGCTTTGGTCGAATATCGAGACGCTTGAGCCGGCCGTCTATTCGCAGACTCCCAAGGCCGTCGTTCAACGGCGCTTTCGCGACGCGGACCCGATCGGGCGCGAGGCGTGCTCGGTGCTTGAGCGGGGGATCAATTTCCAGGTCGATCTAAACGATTTCAACGCGGGCTTTGAGCAAGTCCGCCACGACTATCTGCTGTATGCGCGCGGGCAGGCTCGCGCTTATTACGAGCCGGTCATGAAGGAAGCAGCCGAAGACACGGCGGACGAAGGCGCGGAGCTCGACGTTTCCGATATGCTCGGCCCGGACGTTGAGGCAATGGCGGGCGCTGGCGACGCGGCACCCGACGAAGGCGCGGAACCTTCCGCCCCCGACTCGGATGCGGCCAAGGCTCCCGGTGTCGTCGACTTCGAACACGTCAAAATGAAGTATGTCCACTCCGACGACTTCGCACATTCGACGGCCCGCATTTGGTCAGAGGTCGATTGGTGCGCCTTCCGGGCCTATCTATCGAAGGACGAATGGGACAAGCGCTTTCCAAAGCAAGCCGATGCCTTCTCCGCGAACGGCGCGACGGCGAAGACTGACAATCCCTCCGCGCAAGAGGCGCAAGAGGAAAAGGCCGCTGTTTGGGAGGTTTGGGACAAGTCCGGCAATCGCGTTTTGTGGGTTTCCACGGGTGTTGACGGCGTGCTCGATGAATCCGAGCCGTATCTCAAGCTCGAAGGCTTTTTCCCCTGTCCAGAGCCCGCTTATGGGACGCGGACGAATGACTCGCTGGCCCCGGTGCCGGATTTCATCTTTTATCAAGATCAATGCGACGAAATAGACGCTCTGACGAAGCGCATCGCGGCTCTGACGGACTCGCTCAAGCTCGTCGGCTTCTACCCTGGCGGCCCGCAAGGCGAGGGCTTCCCGGAGCTTGAGCTTGCGATAAAGCCCGGCGTCGAAAATAAAATGATCGCTGTCAAGTCTTGGTCGGCCTTCGTCGAAGGCGGCAAGGGTGGTGCGCCGATTGTGTGGCTGCCTGTCGAGCAAGTCCTAAAGATCGTCGAAGGCTGCGTGACGCTCCGCAAGCAACTGATTGAGGACGTTTATCAAATCTTCGGCATTTCCGACATTATGCGCGGCGAGGGCGAGGCGAACGAAACGGCCAAGGCTCAAGGTATTAAAGCGCAGTTCGGCTCGATGCGAATTCGCACGCGGCAAAAGGAGCTCTCCCGTTTCTGCCGCGATATGGTCCGGCTGGTGGGCGAGATTATCGCAACGCAATTCCAGCAAGAGACGCTGGCGAAGATGACCAACGTATCCCTTCCGACGCGGCAGGAAGTGGAGCAACAGTTTCAGCAAGCGATGGTCGAATACGCCAACGCTATGCAGCAATTCCAGCAAGCGGCCCAAGCCGCTGCGATGGCCCCTCCAGCGGCCCCCGGCGCTCCTGGTGCCGGCGGGCCTCCCCACGCGCTAAAGCCACCACAGCCACCGCCGCAGCCGCAACCCGGCCAGCCCGTGACGTGGGACGATGTGCTTGAGCTATTCAAGGACGGCGTGACGCGGCGCTTCCGGCTCGATGTTGAAGCCGACTCGACCATTTCTGGAGACGAAAGCCAAGAGCGCAGCGATCGGGCGCAATTTGTTGAAGCGGTGACGAACTTCGTCAAGGAATGGGCGCCGATACTCCAGGCGCAACCCGCGCTCCTGCCGGTGGCGAAGCAAATGCTGCTTTTCCTCGTTCGGGGCTTCCGTGGCGGGCGCGAGCTTGAGGAAACGCTCGAAGAGGCGTTTGATAAGCTCGAAGACATTGCCGGCCAGCCCCCGACGCCGCCCCCGGTTCCTCCTGTCGAGCAAGCGAAGCTGGCGGGGATCCAGGCCAAGGCCCAAGCCGAAGGGCAAAAGGCGCAGGTCGACCTGCAAGCCTCGCAAGTCGACGCGCAAGCCAAGGTCGCCGCGACACAAGCACAAGTCCAGTTGAAGCAGGCCGAAGCCGCCGCGCAAATGCAGCGGGACGAAACCGCGCATCAGCTCGAAACCGCGCGCCTCATGACGCAAATGCAACATGACCGCGAGCGGCACGGCATGGAGCAAGAGAAGCATCGGGCCGAAATGGCGCGGGCGGATCAATCTCACAAGCACGCAATGGAAGCCTCTGCGGCCGCCGCGAAGGCAAAAGCCTCAGCTCCGGCCGCCTCTAACCAATCGGACGCACGATGAAACGTATCGCTAGCGCGCTCGCGCTGCTTCTCGCCCTCGCCGTCCCGGCGTCGGCGGCGACGACTGTCTGTCTTGTCGACTTCAACAACCCAAGCCCTTATTGCCTGGGGGCGTCGGCGTCATCTCCGCTCTTTGCGGCGCTGGCGGACGGGTCGGGCCATGCTCTATCCAGCGATCTCTATGGCAGCGCCTATTATTTGCATGTTGATCCGTCAACCGCCGCGTCGGACGGCGCGACCTATGGCTCGGCCGCCGTTCCGCAAGTCAATGTCGGCGCCGGGAAGGGGTCGGATGGGCTTGTGCATCCTATCGCGATGGACGCGGGCGGGAACCAGTTTGTCAAATCTGGCATTTTCGCTTCCACGGGAGCTTCTCAGTTTGGCTTATCCGTCGCGACAGCAACCTCTCTCACCGTCCCCGGTGGTTCGCTTTTCGCGGAAATCTGTGTCGAGACGGCCAGCGTGCGTTATCGCGATGACGGGACGGCTCCGACCGCAACCGTTGGAATCCCGGTCGCGGTGTCCACCTGTTTCCAGTACGCCGGCCCCTTGGCTGCGGTCCAATTCATCGCGCAATCCGGCTCGCCAACGATTGACGTAAGCTATTACAAGTAATGGTGAACCACATGAAGCTCGCTCGGATAGCCCTCGCCGCCGCCCTGTTGTGCATCGGATCGTTTGCCTTTGCCCAACAGGCTCCCATTGCGCTCGGTCCAGTAGGCGCTGGCGCTCCCGCCATTTACGGCAATGTGCCAACAACCGTGCAGTTTATCGCCGGCTACGGCGCTATCACGACGGCGAGCACGGCCGCCAATTATTATTTCGGCTCGATGTTTATTTCCTCCAGCGAGGGACTCGCTACTCTGCTCTCTCCGCGACCGGGAACTTTCAAAAACTTCTACGCGGTCGTCAACTCGGCTCCGGGTGGCACGGCGACATTCGTTTTCACGCTGCGCGTTAATGGCGCAAGCCCGTCGAGCGGTCCGACTTGCACAATCACGGGCTCGGCCACGACGTGCAGCGATACGACTCACACGGCGACAATCACAGCCGGGCAAACATATGACGTGTTGCTCGCCACTTCGGCGGCGGCGGCCTCGACGATCCCGCTCGCATCCGTTGAATTCGACCAGTAACGCAAGAAAAACATCAAAATAGGGGGGGCGCTTGGCGCAATTACGTTCCTGCCGCGTCTGCGGCGATTGGCATGACACATTTGACCCGTGGCCTTCGGCCTGTCGCGGTCACTGGCGCGAGACGACGCGCTCCGGCTCGGACCTTCCGGCCCCGGCAATTATCCGCGACGAAATGGCCCCGGTTAGGGGCATGGCGGACGGCAAGACTTACGACTCGAAAAGCTCGCTGCGCGCCTCGTATCGGGCGCACGGGATGCGCGAGATGGGGAATGACGCGCCCTCGGCGCCGACGGGTCCGGCGCGAGAGAAGATCACTTGCGACGAAATCGGCGAGGCAATCGCCAAGGTGAAGCAGGGATACAAGCCGCAAGTCCCGATCGAGCAAGACACGGGCGACGATCTCGCCTGGGCGGACGCCGCCGCGTAAAGCCGAAATGTAGAGGACCGCCCTTTTTAGCCAGCGCCCGAATCTGCATTTGCTTCAATTCCCCTCCGCGCCCGATCAGAAGGGCGCACAACCTCCCGAGAAAACATGACTGTCGAACTCGACGGCGTTTCCGCCGACGCTACCGCTTTGCCTGATGCCGGCCCCGCTGCGGCTCCCGCCGCTCCCGAGGCGGCGCCGCAATCCGAGCTCACGACGCGCGATATCATCCGCGCGGCGGTCGAAAGGCAGAAAGCCGGCGAGGATAGCCCTGCGGAACCCGCCCCAAGGTCGGACGGGCGCGCCGCTGATGGGCGTTTTGCGCCGGCTGCTACGCATGGGGCGGACGGGAAGCCTTTGGCGCCTGGCGCGGCCCCCGCCGTCGATCCCAACGCGCCCCCGGTCGACGCGGCTCCTGGCGTTGGTCGCAACGGCGGACCTCCGCTCAATGCGCCCGGCTATCTCTCGCCGGAAAGTAAAGCCGTTTGGGCCGCGCTGCCTCCGCATGTGCAAGCCGATCTGGTCAAGCGCGAGCAAGCCGTGTCGGACGGTTTTAGACAATACGAGGGCCTCGGCTCCTACGCCAAGATGGCGAAGGAGAGCGGGACGAATCTCGCGACCGCTTTCAAGAATTACGCCGAAATGGACGCCGGCCTGGGCCGAGATTTCAACACGGGCGTCGAGTCCATCTGCAAATGGTATGGCAAGGACCCGCGCGAGCTTGCGGTCGCCATCGCCACGAAATACGGGCTTATCAAGGGGCAGGCCCCGGCGCTCGCGCCGCTCCCGAAGACGATCGACGAAGACGCGCTGGTCGAACGCGCCGCGCAACGAATTCGCGATGAGCACGCTTCGCGACAAGTCGACGAGTCGCTTTCGAGCTTCAAGGCGGACGCGGCAAATCGCTATTACGAAAACGTCCGCGAGCATATGGCTTCCCTCATAGAAGCCGGCCACGCGGAAACGCTCAAGGACGCGTACGATATGGCGTGCTGGGCTCGCCCCGATATTCGCGCGCTGTTGCTCAAACAACAGGCCGCGCCCGCTCCCTCTCCTAATGCAGCCCCGGCCCTCAAAGCCGCAGCCGCCGCGAAACACGTCCTCGGGGCTCCCCGCGCTGGTCTCACGCCTGCCGCTAAGCCGCACGACGAAAACGCCACCCTTCGCGACACGATCCGCAACGCTGTCGTAGCGCAACGCGCAGTCGGTCGCGCCTAATCCCTCATTCCGCAAGGATCAATCATCATGGCTTCCCCTCTCGTCGTATCCGTGGATTGGGGCGATGTGGTTACTACCACGCTCGAAAATCGCTCCAAGAAGCTCGCGGACAATATCTCGAACAACAATGCGCTGCTCTATCGCCTTCGCACCAAGGGAAAACAGAAGTTTTTCGACGGCGGGCGCGAGATTATGCAAGAGCTCCGCTACGCGCAAAACCAGACATTCATGTGGTATTCGGGCTATGAATTCCTGAACGTGTCGCTCAACGACACGATGACGGCGGCCCGCTTCCCGCTCAAGCAGGCGTCGATCGCGGTCACGCTGTCCGGCCTGGAAGAGCTTCAGAACGCCAGCGAAGAAGCGATGATCGACCTTATCGAGGCGCGGGTCGATACGGCCGAAGACACGTTCTGGAACGCGATGAGCGCGGGCGTCTACTCGGACGGCACGGGCTACGGCGGGAAGCAGATTGGCGGCCTGTCGCTGCTGGTGTCCAAGGTTCCGACCTCGGGCGTTGTCGGCGGCATTGACCGTTCGGCGCAAGTCTGGTGGCGCAACGTCGCCAACAACGCCAACACCGACTCGCGCGGCGTCGTCACGTCGGCGAATATTCAGTCCTACATGAACTCGAACACCATCGCGCTCAAGCGCAACAGCGACGGCGTCAACTTGATCGTGGCGGACTCGAATTATTACACGGCCTATCTGACTTCGCTCCAGGCGATTCAGCGCATCACGTCCGACGACAAGATGGCTGGGGCAGGCTTCACGGCTCTGGAGTATTTCGGCGCGGGCAAGCGCTGCCCGGTGGTGCTCGACGGCGGCAAAAACGGCCAGATTTCGGCGAACACCATGTATTTCCTTAACGAAGATTATTTGCAGTATCGGCCGCACGCGCGCCGGAACTTTAAGGTCATCGGCAAGGATCGGTCGAACGTCAATCAGGATGCCATCGTTAGGATTATGGCCTGGGCGGGCAACCTCACGTGCTTGAATTCCTCGCTGCAAGGTGTCCTCTGGCAGTAATCGCGAAGTAACCGGGCGCGCCTCGTCTTTCGACCTGGTGCGCCTGGCGCGGCGTCTTCGCTTCCTCAATTCTTGAAGGTCAACAATCATGACTATCGCAACCAAACAATACGAAGGCATTGGCGCGCGCCTTTACCTTCCCGAAGGCCCCTACGGCACGGCGGGGCAGACTCCACTCCCTGGCTTTCTTCCCGGCACGGAGGTCAGCGGCGACCGCGAGTCGGAATTCGTCTTTCTGTTCCTGACGGTCGTTGGCGCCCTTACGCTCAATCAGGGCGACGTGCTGGTGTGGGACAACTCTTTTCAGGCTGTCCAGTCTCAAACCGGCTCGGGGGTTCACCCGTTCGGCGCCAGCGTCGGCACGTTCTTCCTGGGTGGCCAGTTGGACACGATCGAGGAATTCGCCTCTGGCGGCCTGTGGTCTTACACCTTCCCGACGCCAGGCGTTTATGGAATCTGGGTCCAGCGCGCGGGCGTGTCGCTCATGAATATTGCGACCGTCAACGCTCAGACGAAGCCCATCAACACGACGGCCGTTAATTCTCAGGTCAACGCGCCTTCCTCGGCGCTGTCGGGCTCGATGGGAATCACGGGCGCCTTCCCCGCGCCGACGTCTTGGACCTTCACTGGAACAACCGCTATCGGCTCCGTGAACCTAACGGCGGTGTCTCAGGCGAAGGGCCTCGTGATCGGCCAGACGCTTTCCGGCACGGGAATTCCGAACGGCTCCTACGTCAAGGATATTCAGGGCTCGGTTATCGTGTCGTCGCTCCCGGCGACGGCGGCCGGCACGGTGACAATCACGGCGGCGAACAATTCGACCTGGGGCGCCACGACGAACGGCTCCCCGGCGTTGACCAACGTCCCGAATATCCCCGGAATTTACCCGAACCAGACGCTGTCCGGAACGGGTATCTCCGGAACGATCCTTTCAATCACGGGCGCGCCCGGCAATTACACGCTCAATATGAGCGCGAACGCCTCGGCCACGGCGGCGAGCATCAACTTCACCACGACGATCTATGTCGAGGCGTTGCTTCGCTGGCCGCAAATCACCGTCCAGAACTAATCCGGATTGGCGGGCCTGTCCCTCGCCTCTTAGCGGCTCGCGCTGCTCCCGCCCGGACCCGTGAAACGGCCCGGGCGGCCCTTTTCTCACGCGCAAGGCGCTTAAAATGGATGATATTTCTCAGATTGCGGTCGGTGATCCCACGGCGAGCGTCGATGAATGGGGAACGGTTGATTACGGCCAGATGAACAAGGGCGTAACCCCGATCTTCTCGGCGATCCCGGTCAAGGACGAAAAGGCGACGGAGGAAACCGGGAAGGCGACATATCGCGAATTTGAGATTGTCCAGATTCGCGTCGCCGGCGATATGAACAGCGTCGCGGCGCATCCGGTCGATGCCGCGATTAAAGAGCGCTTCGCAGCGCAGTATGAAAAGTGGAAAAACGGCCGCGTCGCGCGCACGATCGACGGGACGCCGTTGAAGCAGTGGCCGCTTCTATCCCCGATCCAGATTGCCGAATTCGACTCGCTCGGGATTTACTCGGTCGAACACGTCGCCGGCCTCTCAGACCATCTCGTGACAAAAATCCAAGACGGTCGCGTGTGGCGCTCCAAAGCGGAGGCGTGGCTTGCCTCGGCCAAGGATAACTCGGCGGCGGCCAAGTTCGGGGCCGAAAACGAGCGGTTACGCGAAAGCAACGCGGAACTGAAAGCCGAAATGGCGTCGCTGGCTCTCCGGCTGAAAAGCCTGGAAGGCGACGGCAAGCGCTCGCGCGGGGCTTGATCTGACGCGCTCGGCCCCGGCCGGGCGTCCTCTCTCAATTTGGGGCCCTAAATGTCGCTGCTCTCGATCGTCAACAACGCTTTTCTTGAACTGTCGGGGCAGGCGAATTTTTACGGCTCCGTTTATTCAAGCGGCAATTCCGACGCGCTCCTACTGATGCAGCTTGCACAGCGCACGGGCGACGATGTGGCGCGGCGCTGGGGATGGAAAAACCTCAAGGTTCCTGGCGCGCTCACCGGCGACGGCGTGACCACGCTATGGGTGCTCCCGACCGATTGGGCGTCGATGGGTGAGGCGTCGCTTCTCGTCTCCAACCTTTACCCGCTGCTCCCGCTGGCTGGCCCGATCCTGCCGGAAAAGCTGCTTTTGATGAAAGCGCTGCCGGCCATGCCTATTCGTCCGGTGTGGCGCATGATCGGCGGCAATATCGAGATATGGCCCGCTCTCGCGGCCGGCGAGCTCGTGACGCTCGAATATCGGTCCTCCTGCTGGGTACTCGAGATTGACGGCGTGACGCGCCGCCCGCGATGGACGGCGGACCTAAACACGTCGCTGATTGACGAAAGCCTTATCGAGCTTGGCGTCATATGGCGGTGGAAAGAAGCCAAGGGGCTGCAATATGCGGAGCGCTTCGCGGAGTATGAGCGGCGCTTTGACGCGACAGCGGGCCAGGAAGATACGGGGCGCATGGTGTCGATGACGAACAAGGGCGGCGTCTATGACCCGTCGCAATTCTTCCCCGGCGTCATTGCTGACGACTCCGTGGCCGGCATAACCAATCAATTTTCGTGAGACTGAAACCCGTCGCCTCAAAGCCCCGCGGCGTCGAAGTCGCCCAGACGTTCACGCTACCAGCCCCCACGAAGGGCTGGTGGGTCGGCGGCAATATGTCACAAGCGCCGGCCGGGACGGCATACGTCCTTCAGAACGCCTTCCCGCGCCTGGACTACGTGCGGGCGCGCTATGGATCGTTCAATTACGCTACGGGGATGCCGGCGACTTCGGTAACGTCGCTGTGGGTTTGGACGAACGGCGTTCTTTCAAAAATGATCGCCGCTTGCGGGAACAACGTCTATGACGTGTCGGCTCCCGGCGCGGTGGGCGCTCCGTTGCTGTCGGGGCTCGGCGCGACGAATATCGAGGCGGCGAACTTCACGAATTTTGCCGGCAACACGGTTCTGTCGATCGTCGATGGCGTCGATTTGCCTATGACCTACAACGGCACGGGCTTCGCTCAGACCTTCGCGTCAACCGGGACGGCGGGCGTCTATACCGTCACGGGAACCCCGGCGAGCGGTTCCCCGACAATTACCGCCGTCGTATGCTCGGACTGGACGCAACTGGCCGCGAACTCGCCAATTTCCGGCGTCGGGATTCCTACGGGCGCGCTCATTCTGTCGTGGAACTCGGCGGCCTTCACAATCACGATAAGCCTTCCGGCGACGGGCGGCGCAACGGCCGAAACCATCACAATCAACGGGTTTCGCATTACCGGCGTGGCTTCGTTTACCGGCCTCTCGGTCGGGCAGGCGATAACCACTGGAAACCCGACAAGCGGGGCGATCCCTGACGGCTCCTACATCGCGTCGCTAGCGCCGAGCTTGAACTACCTGACGATAACGCAGCCCCTGGCGGCGGCGGGCGCCGTGGCGTTTACGGCCTATTCGACGCCTCCGATATGGGGGCTCGGCGGCGTCGGGATGTCGAACGTCTGGACGTTCAAGGATCGGCTCTATTTCATCCAAGCGAACTCGCTTAACGCCTTCTATCTGCCGGTCGGCGCGATCGGCGGCGTTGCGACGGTGGTCCCTCTCGCCGGCATATTCCACAAGGGCGGCCAGCTTGTCGCGGGCGGCTCGTGGTCCGTAACCGCCGTTTCCGGCCCTTATGAGGCTTGCTGCTTCGTCACGTCAGAAGGCGAGGTCGCGATCTATTCCGGGGCGTGGCCCGGCGACACGGCTTGGTCATTGCAGGGGACGTTCCAAATCTCGCGCCCGCTGGGGATTCGCTGCCTGTTCAAGAGCGGCGGCGATCTGCTGGTGATGACCGAGGATGGTATCGTCGCTATGTCCAAGGTGATGCAGCTCGATCAGTTGAGCTTGCAAAACGAAGCCCTTACCGCTCCAATCGCTCCCGCTTGGCACGACGCCGTATTGGCTCGCCAGGGCTTGACCGGCTGGCAAGTCTGCACGTGGCCGCGCGAGTCCTTCGCGATTATCAACCTCCCGCAAGCGTCCCCCTCCGATCGAACGCAATTCGTTTCTAACACGCGCTCGGGGGCGTGGGCGTCATATGTCGGGTGGGACTCGCAATGTTACGCCCTGCTCGCCAATCAGCTTTATTTCGGCACATCGGCCGGGGTGGTGATGGCGGGAGAAAGCGGCGGCTCCGACAATGGCTCGGCCTATTCGGTGGTCATCTTCCCCTCCTTCACGACGCTTGGCGCCGACGACTCGCATGGAAAAATCGTGCGGATGGTGCGGCCGAATATCTTGGCGAATTTCAACGCCCAACTGCAAATAAACGTCAACGTAAATTACGACATAACGATGCCACCAGTCGCCGGGGTGCTCGGGACCGGGTTCGCTGGCGTGCTGTGGGATTCGGCTATTTGGGACTCGGCGACGTGGCCCGCATTGCTCGCGACGTATAGCCTTTGGTTCCCCTGCTATGGGCTCGGCTTCTCGGTCGCGCCGATTTTGTCGGGCTCGATCTCTTCCCCGGTCCAGCCCGATGTTCGGCTGTTATCGACAACTATCGTTTTCGAGCCTGGGAGCTTGATGGCGTGATCGTTCACGATAACGCGCGCGCCAAGGCATATCTGGACGCGCGGCTGGGGATTCGCCTCGTCCCTCCCTTCGTCGGCTATGTGATCGTCGCCAAAGGCGAGACAACGGGTGCCGTGGTGTTCAACTCGTGGACCCTCTCCGACGTGCAAATGACGGCGGCTCTCGGCTCGGCTGTGTCGCGCCGCGATCTGCGCTCGATCTTCGGCAAGGCGTTCGGCGCGCCGCTCGACGTGTGCAGGGTGTCCTGCGTGACGCGCCACGACAATCATGCGGCCATTCGCCGGATGCGGCTGCTCGGCTTCGTGAGCGAGGGCGTCGCAATCGACTATTTCGGCCACGACAACCACGGCGCGCGTTACGTGCTGCTTCGCCGCTCCCAAACCATCGTTAAGGACGCCCCATGAACGCGCCGCAAGCCCCGAATGTCGCCCAAGAAACGATGATGCAAAGCGCGCTAAATACGCAGGCCGCGCAACAGCAGCAACAAATGAACATGGTGGGCCAGAATAACGCCTATGGAAGCCTGACCTACGCGGCAACTCCGGGCAGTCCGAGCGGATGGACGGCGAACACGACGCTATCTGCTCCCGAGCAAACCATCTTCAACAATTCGACTAACGCGGCCGGAACGGAAAGCGGCGTCGCGGCCAAACTCGCGGCGTCGGGCGCGGGCGCGCTTGGTGGGGCAGGCCCCGATCTTGGTTTCAACGGCATTAACGCGCAGGTCAACGCGGACGAAAAAAACACCCTGGACCCACAATGGGCGGCGGCGGGCAACAGCGAGGCGGCGACGCTGGCGGGCGAAGGCGTGATGCCGGGCTCCGAGTCCTACAACACGCAAATGCAGCAATTCAACAACTCGAAAAACACGGCTTACGATCAAATGTTCATCGGCGATCAGGCGCAAGCTCAAAACGAGGCTTTGACCGCCTATAACGCCCCGGTGAACGCTCTCACGGCGCTGCAAAGCGGCTCGCAAGTCACCAACCCTAACTCGTCGTTTGTCGCCACGCCGCAACAGTCAATCACGGCGCCGAATTACATGGGCGCGCAACAGCAAAATTATCAAAACGCCACGTCGCAATATGATGCGATGCTTGGCGGCGTCGCCAGCCTCGGCGGCACGCTCGGCGGCGCGGGGATAAGGGCGTTCGGGCAATCTTCCGACCGCAATGACAAAACCGACATTTCCGAACTCGGGAAAGACCCGAAAACCGGGCTCGAAATGTATGCCTATCGCTACAAGGGCGATCCGAAAACCTACCCGAAAACCGTTGGGCCGATGGCGCAAGATATTGAGAAAAAGGCCCCTGGCGCCGTGCGGTCGATCGGGGGGCATAAGGTCGTCAAGGCTGGCCTGGGGCTTATCGCGCGACGGAAGGTTGCCTAATGGGCCTCTTTGACACTCTTTCGGCTGCGGCTCCGCAATCTCTCGACCCGAACAACCCGCAAACGGTTTTGACTCCCGACGCGGTGAAGCGCCGGCAACTATTGGCCGATGCGCTGATGAGGCAAGGGCAGGATTACACGCCTATTCGCTCCGGGTGGCAGGCGGCGGCGCGCGTCGCTCAAGGGCTGCTCGGCGGCTATGACGCGGGGCAGGCGGACAAAGCGGAGGCGGCCGGCGCGGCGCAATCGGCGAAGACGCAAGCGGCCGTTTTGGCTGCGGCGCTCGGGAACGACAACAGCGCCGCTCCTGTTGCTCCTGGGGCGGCCACTGTGGCTCCATCGGGTGATGGCGCGGCCCCTGCCGCTCCCGTCGCGGCGGGGGCGGCTGCGGCTGGCTCTCCCGCTGTCCTCAGTGCTATCCAAACGGCTGCGGCTGAAAACGGCGTCCCCCTCCCGGTCGCGCACGCGATGGCGACGCAAGAGTCCGCGCTTAATCCGAGCGCCCCCACGGGCGGCCTGTTCCAAATCACGCAAGAAACGGCGGCTGATCCCGGCTATGGGCTCGCGCCCTTCGATATGTCGAAGGTCAATGACCCGCTCGCGAACGCCCGATTCGGGATGAAATATCTCGCGGCACGCAATCCGGGGATTGACTGGAACGACCCGGCGCAACTGACGAAGGCGCTTAATTCCTACAACGGCGGCGGCGATCCCAACTATGTCGCGAACGTGCTGCGCCACTATGATCCAAAGGGCGTCGCGGCGCTCTATGGCGGCGCTGCGCCCGCTGGCGGCCCGCAAGTCGCGTCGGCCCCTCTCGCCGCTCCCGCGCCCGTCGCAGCGGCTCCTGCCGCTCCCGCGCCGCTGCCACCTATTCAAACGGACGGCTTCTCGCCTCCCGCGCTCGGCGCGACCATGCCGCCTGCTCTGGCAACAGCCGCTCCTGCCGCTGCAGGCGGCGGCTGGTCGCCTCCTGCCGAAATAGCCCCCGCTGTCGCAGCGCAACAGGCGGCGCAACGTGCGGCCCTCGCTGCGAGCCTGCGGGCTCCTGGCGCTTGGACGCCTCCGGCCGAAATTGGCGGCGTTGCCGCAGCTCAAGCGGCATCGCCTGCTCCCGGCCCGCAAGATTTCGCTGGCGTTGGAGTTGGCGCGCTCCCGCCGTCGATGACGGCGCCGCCGCAAGCCCCGCCCGTGGCTGTCGCAGCTGCTCCCGCTGCTGTCGCGGCCCCGATTGCCCAAGGCGACGAAGGAGACGACGCTCCCGCTAATCCGGTCCCGGTCGGCAAGGGGTTGAATATCCCGGCAAGTGCGGGCGTCCCTGTCGCGGGCGCGACCTCTCAGCCTACGGCCCCCGCTTATGCGCCGGCCGCTGCGCCGCCCGCGCCCGTCGCGTCCGCCCCGGCTCTCGCGGCGGCGCTACGCAAGCCGCAAGATCAGAAGCAAATCGCGGCGCTGGCCGAAGCCATGTCGGACCCGTGGGCCGATGCCGGCACGAAACAACTTGCCGCGACGCTGCTCGCCGCGAAGCTCAAAGACCAGAAAACCTTTTCGTCGATCTACAAAGACCCGACGACGGGGCAATTCGGCCAGTTGGGCGCGGATGGCGAGTTTCACACGATCGCCAGCGCGGACAAGGAAACGCAAACGGCGGAAGCGAAAAACTTTGAATATGCAGCGACCCACCCTGGCTTTACGGACTACCAGAAAAGCCACGGCGCTGAGTCCACCAAAACGCACGTCTTGAGCCCCGATCAAATACAAACGGATAACGCTGGAAATGTGCTTTTCAGAGCCCCCGCTAAGACCGGCTCGGTTCAACAGGTCGATGAAAACGGACAGCCCGTCTATTCGCGCGCTGATTACGTCAACGCGAACCTCGAACGTCAGGGAAATTACGCCTGGCGCTCCGGGCTCTCGCGGGCTCCTGGCGGCCCGGAGGCGATCATGCGGGCGCAAACGCTCGCGGCGCAGCTCGGCGAAGACGACGCGGGCTCGGAAGCTCAAAGCCGCATTTCAAACCACGCGAACATCGCGGGCCAAATCGCAGAGCAACAGACGCTCGGCCATTCAAACGCGAATATGTCGCAAGCGGCCCTGGAAGCGGAAGGCGCGATGAAGCTCGCCCGCGCGGCGTCGGACGCCATGCCGCGAGGGGATTGGGTTCCCGCAAATCAGGTCAAGCAGTTCTACCAGAACGCCACAAGTGACCCGAAATTGGGAGCGCTCCAAGCCGCGAACCTGACTTTTGGCAACACTTACGCCCGCGCCATCAATCCGAAGGGGATTGGAACGGATGCGGACAGGGAACACGTCGCGAATCTGCTCAACACGGCGACGGGCTCCGCGTCATACAACGCGAAACTCGATCAACTTCACTCCGAAATCAATCTCGCCAAGGAGTCGCCGGCCGCCGCGATGGCGCTCCTGGCTCGCAATCGGCGCGAGGCTTTCGAGGCGCAAAGGGGCAAGACGCCCGGCGCTCCTTACGCCCCCGCCGCGCCCCCTAGCGGCCCGGTTCATTACAATTACAATGAGAAGGGGGAGCTCGTGCAATGAGCGTCACAGCGAACGGGCCGGACGGCTCGACGTTTTCCTTCCCTGACGGAACCTCCCAGGAGGTAGTGCGGGGCGTTCTCGCCAAGCATTACGGTTGGTCGGACGGCTCGACGCCTCGCGGCGGCCCGGCGTCGGCCCCGGTCGAAGACAAGGGCGCGCTGTCGGTCGATAACGTCATTCGCTCGCTGGCGAACGGAATCACCTTCGGCGGCGCGGACCGCCTCGCGGCGTTCATGGGCTCGAAAACCGGCGTCGGCGGCGAGGCGGGCGACTATGAGGGCAACCTCGCGAAACAGCGCGAATTGACGAACGCCTACGCGACGGAGCATCCGATCGCCAACGCGGCCGGCAACATCGTCGGCAACGTCGGCGGCCTCGCGGCTGCGACGGCAATCCCCGGCGTCGCGGCTGCTCTCCCCGAAGCGGCCCCCACCATGCTCGGGAAGATCGGGCAGGGAATCGGCGCGGGCGGCGCTATGGGCTTTGCTCAAGGCGTAAACGACGCCCCGGATTGGTCGGACCACGGCGCGACGCTGACTAAAGGGCTTGAGGGGGGGGGAATGGGCGCTGCCCTGGGCGGGGTTGTCGCTCCTGTGGGGGCGGCTGTCGGCAAAGGATATTCCGCGCTTGTTGACGCGCTCCGCAATCCCTATCAGGGCGGAATCTCCCGCACGGCCGGGAATATCGTTTCAGAAGGGCTCAAGGCCTCGATGCCGGGCGAAGTCGATGCCAATTTGGCGAAGCTCGGCCCGGAGGGGATGCTCGCCGACGCCTCGGATCCGCTGCAAGGGAAAGCCTCGGGCGCGGTGAGCAACAGTCTTGACGCGCGCGCGCAAATGGTCGCCGCGCTCCAAGCTCGCGAAGCTGGGACGGCCGGGCGTCTCAATGCCAGCGCAACGGATAATTTTGGCCAGCTTGAGCCGGCGCGCATGGCGACGGCTCGAGTCCTTGCCGATCGCGCGGCGCTCGACAAGTCGCATTACGGCCCGGCTCTTGACCAGGGCGCGCCGCCCGTCGATGCCCAACCCGTGATTGACCTAATCGACGATCATTTGAAAACGGCGGTCGGCGAGCAAAAGAAAGCGCTCAAGAATCTGCGCGCGGAAATCATGGAGCCAAACCCGGACCTTCCCGAAAATATGCCGGTTTCCGCCGCGCCTCCGATGCCGGGCAAGCCGCAAACGCTGGTGGATTTTCTCAAGAACGCGGGCGGCGTGCGGGACGATGGCGGCGATTTGTCGTCGCTCGGGCTTAACCGATTCCCCGGATTGGTCACAGAGAAGGGGCTCGCCCCGGACGCGGCGCGCGAAATGGCTCACGAAGCCGGATACCTTGGCGACGGCTCCTCGGACTCGATCAACGAGACATATATTCACGATCTAATCGACAAGCTGCAAAGTCATCCGACATATTCGGCTCACGACTCCGACATGCTCGAAGCGTGGAACGCGGCGAACGATGCGCGAACTGACCCTTACGGCAACCGCATGACGGCGGCGCAATATCGGGCGCGTTTCACCGGCCCAAGCGAAGCGGAGGCGGCGCTTCCGTCGCACGTTCCGACGACGAACGCGCGCAAGCTGCACGGGGTCAAGGTCGAACTTGATAACGTGATTGAGCACGATCAACCGGGCCTCGGCGTCCAGCCCGGCGCGCTCAAGAGCCAAAATCGCTCTCTGACGATGGCGCGCGGCGCGATCAATGACGCGCTCGAAGCGCAAGTTCCCGGATATGCAAGGGCGAACGCGATAAGCGCCCCCCTGGCGCGCAAAGCCGAAGCGATTGAGTTTGGAACCAAGCTGCTCAATACGGGGCCAGAAGGTCTTTTCCCCGATGAGGTCGCGGCCCGGCTGCGCGTCTTCGACGCAAACGGCCCGGAGGAAAGAGTCGGCGCGCGAATCGGGGTGCGCTCCGACATAGGGCGCCGCTTTGGGCAAAAGGCGAATCCTCTCACGCCTGGAAAAGCGATTGCTGGCGGCCTCGAAAGTTTCAATCCGGCGAATATCGGGCATGTGTTCGACCCGGCGAGCGCTGACAACTTCGTGGGCGCGGTCGGCAAGGAGCGCATGATGGCGCTAACCCATGATCGGCTGTTGAAAAACTCGTTCACAGAGCCACGGCAGGCGGCGGCGGCGGCTATGTCTCCCGATAAGGTAGGGACTGCCGCTCTCATAAAAGGGCTCATCGCCAGCCCGATCAAGGCGGCGACGAGCCCGCTCATCAAGGCTGTTCTGCCTGACACGACGGCGGCCTATCCAGAAGTCGCCCGCATCTTGTCGGCGCAAGGGTCGCAACGCGACGCCTATCTGCGGGCGCTCCGCAATCGCTCGGCGACAAGCCAAGCGAACGCGGTCAAAGGTCAATCGTTCGGGAATAGGGCGGCTCTGGCGGCTGCTCTGCTTGCGAACGGCGCGCTGCACTCCGGTCCCAAAGCCAGCCCCAGGCGAGCAAGGCAAGGCAACTGATGGCGCAAACGGCTAGGCCTACCGCAAGCCCATAATCCGCGAAAACGCCGTTCAAGCAGGCCGCCATCAACTTCAAGATGGCGATAAGCACCGCCATGCAAACGATCCCCTTTAACATAAGGCCTCCCAAATGCCCCGTAACAGTTCAGGGACTTACGTGAGCCCCGCCGGCGACGCGGCCGTGACCGGCACGCCGATTTCCAGCGTGGCATACAACGGCCAAAATAGCGACATTGCGGCCGAGCTTACAAATTCAGTCGATCGCCTCGGGCGCGGCGGGATGCTGGCGAACCTCCCTATGGGGTCGAACCGCATCACGGGACTTGGAAACCCGGTCGGCGCGCAAGACGCCGTGACGCTTGCCACACTGGAAAGCTATGCGGCGTCGCCGGGGCAAATGGCGCCACAGCCAAACAATACCGTATTGGCCAACATTTCCGGTGGGGCGTCGGCCCCCGCTGCCGTCACGCTCGCGGCGCTTGCGGCGGCTGCCGCTCCAACCTTCGCATCGCTGCCGGGCGCGATCGGGCTCACGGTCTCAAACCAAACGGTGGCCTCTCCTTCAAGCCAGGTCAGCATCGCGGCGCTGAGTGCGGTAGTGGTCAACGCGGCGGGTCTTGGGGTTCAACTCACTTTTGTTTTAGAGACCGCCTCGCTCTCCGTTTCCGGCCTCGGCGGCCTCGATGTGGGAGCAGTCGCCGCGAATACTTGGTACAATGTTTATCTCATTTATAATCCAACAGGCGGCACGGCGGGCGCGCTCTTATCGCTGTCGGAGTGGTCCCCCACGCTGCCGTCCGGGTTTACTTTCTTTGCCAGGCTTGGCAGTTGTCGGACAGACGGATCGAACAACCTTTATCGGTTCGTGCAGCGGGGAAACCGATTCCAGTGGGCGCTAACGGCCGGAACGAACACGACAAGCATGATGCTGCTTTCTGGAACAACAGGGAGCGTCACAACTCCGACATGGACGCAGATCGCACTTTACTTTGTCGGGCCGACCGCGACCGCTGTGGATTGCGTGATGGTCAATAGTGGGACAACCAATTACATCGGGATAGCGGCCCCCAACGCCAATTACGGGGCGGCCGACTCCGCGTCCAACCCGCCGCCGATGCAGACGAATTCGACTTATTATACGGTCGTATCGAAGATTATCGTGCTTGAGACTTTCAACTTATACGCCGCTCTACAAAGCAACGTGGTCCTTTATGTTGCCGGGTTCGTCGATAGCGTCAACGCCTGCTGACCAACGGGGACCACGATGACTTACACACCCTTAACCGTATTTCTTCAGCCAGTCGGGGCCACGTCCTTCGTGACGCGCGACCAGATGCGCCAAGCGCTTTTGGCTCAAGGCGTCATAGAAGCCATTGATGAGGCGACGCCTGCCGGCAACAACAGCGCGGCGGCGGCCTATATGAACGGCCCTGTACTATCGTCCGTTGGTCCGGCCGCTGCGTTTATCAAAACGACCCTTGGATACACACAAGCGCAAATGAACACGCTTTTCGCGCTGGCCGCGACCTTCACCTACTGAGGCTATCCCATGAAAATCGGAACACTCCTGCGGCTGCTGGTCGCGGGCGCTCTCTTGCTCGCCCCGGTCAAGGCGTCGGCCCAACCCTTAACCGAGACGACTTGGGGCGTCGATCGTTCGACTCCCACGGCAGCGCCAATTTGCCTGATGCAAGGTGGGAGTTGTCTCGTCCAGATAGGTGTCGCGAATCTTTCGACGGGGGCTTGGGCGCTGCCCGGCGCGTTGCCGATAGCCAATCTTCCGGCATTTTCCGGTGGAGATTGCACGAGTTCGGCGGGGTCAATTATTCTTTCCTGCACGAAACTGAATGGCATTTCTCCCGGCGCGCTATTCTCTCTCTCGCCCGGGACGGGCGTTGCTACGGCGCTTGCCAATCCTGTTAACGACCTTACTCCCGGCCAATATGGCGTGTTGACGGGGGCGCTCATTGGGACGGTCGGGGCGACAATCCCCCTGCTTAATGCCCCGGCAACTTGGGTTTATTCGCCCCCCGCGAATACGACCGCTTGGGTTTTCCAGCGCACATCTGCTTTCACCGGCGGAATCTCTGGTTATGAGACAGCCTCGGTTACCGCGATCACTCAAACGAGCGCTAGCGATGCGAACTATGAGGATGCTTTTCTTGCCATCCTCAACAACTACTCGACCGCCAGTACGCTGTCTGAAAATACGGCGGGGCATTTCCAGGCCAACTCCTACGCGGATGGGGGTATTTGGGCTTTGGCGCTGGAAAATGACGATCGGACTGGAAACGCAAACCCGACCGCGCCGCATATCGGGATTGAAAACACGTTTCGAGTCAACGGCACGGACGCGAACGGCGAGCGCGTTATCTACGACGCCGTTTGCACTCGCTGGGGTGGCACGGGAGCGGGCGCCGTTTGTTCATACGGACTTCGCATCGCGACGCTTTCCCCCGATTACGCTGCTGGCGGCAGTATATCGACGGGCATTTCCTTTGGCGCCCCCTATGAACCGACACAGTTTGTCAATGGCATTGATTTTACATACGGATACTATTCCTCGTCTGCAATACAACTACCGCAAGGGGCGCAGATAAATTTTGGTGGGGGTGCCACCCGGAGCATTACTTATTCGACCAGTTACTTGCGTTACTCCAACGGATCGATAAATCTATTTGAAATAGACGATAGCGGTAATGGAACACTATACGGTAATGTTGTCGCGGCGCAACTTAAAACAACATCAGTTGCTTCGTGGGCCGCCCCGTCAAATTGTGGGTCGCTCACATCGTCAACGGAATGCTTTGTCGTGTTAGACCCGAATGGGAACAAAATGTATATTCCGGCATACGGGACTTACTAATCGGCAACAAAAGGAAAACGGAAATATGAAACGCATCGCACTCATCCTCATATCTCTTGCCGTATCCACTTCGGTATTAGCCGCCGATGCGCGCAAGATCGACTTTACGCGGCCAATTCTGGACGGCGCGGGGATGCCAATGCACGAAACCGACGATAAGTCGCCCACGGCAACTGTCGGATTCGTCGCCTCGTTCGCGTTGTACAGGGCGGCAGTCGCCTCGGACCCGCGCGCGCCAGCCCCCGATGCGGTCAAGGTCGCCAAGCGCGCTATTTTGGCGCTCAAGATCGCTACCGCGACCGATGCGGAATTGACGGCCGAGGAAGTCAGCGAAATCAAGTCAGTCATAGGCATATTCCCGCCGCTTTATGTGCTGCGGACTCTCCAAGCCATAGACCCGGCGGCGGTGAAATAAGTCGCGGTGCGCTGGTCGCGTGTTGTATTTTTACAACAGTCGAAGGTAACCCGATGTGGATAGCCGAGAAACTGCGCCGCGAGGCGCGATCTTGGCTGCATAGTGGCGCGCTCTCAGCATAATGACTCGCTCTCAGCTTCCCCAAAAAACCCGAGGAAAAATCATGAAAACTCGTCTGTTTATCGCGGCGGCGCTGTTCGCGTCGCTGGTCGGTGTCGGCTATTGCGTCCAGGCCAACGCGGCGGACATTCCGTCGAAGGCCGCGCCCTCTCCCGTCATCGTCGCGACTCCCGTTGATTTGTGGGGCGGCGCTTATGGCGGCGTCATCGCTGGCGTCGGTTTCTCGACTGGTCATGCCACGTTGGACGCCTTCTCGAATGGCGTCTACCAGTCCGGCGTCAACGGCCCCGTCCCGGTTTATACGGCCTATTCCTGGGCGTTCCCGGGCGTCGTCAAGCCGAATACTGACGGGTTCCTGACGGGGGGAACGCTTGGCTATAACCTGCGCTCGGGCTCGTTCGTTTATGGTTTCGAGGCGGACGCGGTGGTTAACGCGACGCCTTCGGGAACGTCGACCTTTCTAACTCCCGCCCTGGGTGTGGCTCCCGCCGTGGCTCAGATTGGCCGCGCCTGGAATTATGCGGGAACGGCCGACGCGCGTGTCGGCTATCTCGCGACTCCGAACGTGCTTGTCTATGGCAAGGGCGGCCTCGCCTGGGCCAATGAAAACGTCGGGGTCCAGTCGTTTGGCTCGGCTATGGGCGCGACCTACGGCAGTAAGGCGTCTTCTTCGCTCGTCGCCGGTTGGAACGTCGGCGCTGGCGTCGAGGCGCTGATTGGCTCCGGCTTCTCGATCAAGGCCGAATACAAGTTCGTATCGCTCGCCAAACAGACTGCCTCATTCGGCGGGTTCAATTACGGCGAGGCCCCGATCGGCACGCTCTCGACCTATCTTGGCTCGTATCGCCCCCAAGAGCACGTCATCACGGTTGGCCTCAACTATCACTTTAACGCCTTCGCCGCGCCGGCTTTCACGGGGTCGCTCTATGCGCCCGTCACGGCGGCGCAGTTGCAAACCTACGCGAACGGCCTGCCGCTGCCGGTGAACCTTTCGACCCTCCCCGTCCCGATCAAGTAACCTCTTCTTGGTCGACCCTTGCGCCGCGTGAGCCAAAAACTCGCGCGGCGTTTTTTGTAACTTTCGGGGGTTAAAAATGTCTGAATTCGACGTGAAAAGCCCGCGCATCATGCGCGTTTTGAATGACCATTTCGGGCTCAAGGATTTCCAGTCGGCTGGCGCGCTCGGCAACCTCGGGCGCGAGTCGGCCGGTCTTGTGATTCTGCATGAAATTGGCAAGCCGGCGAACGAAGGCGGCGACGGCTGGGCGATGTGGACCGGCCCGCGCCGTCTGGCGTTTCATGCGTGGTGCGGACAGCACGGCGTTTTTTGGGAGTCCGACGAAGCCAACCTCGGCTTTCTGATTCTCGAGCTCTCGACCAATTTCAAGCCGACTGTCCTCCATCTGCGCGCGGCAAAAACCGTGGAAGATGCAACGGCGGCTTTCGAGAAAAGCTACGAAATGGCGGGCGTTGTCGCGCTGTCGGACCGCATCAAATACGCGCGCTCGGCGCTCGCCGCGTTCCGCGTTTCTCCGTTTGCGAAGGCGGCCTGATGCTGGTGCTCTCCTGCCTCGGCTGTGTCCTGATGGGTGAGCCGGCCCTTACCTCCGTCGTCGCCCTGTTCGTGCTCGTGGTCGGGCTCCCGCCCGGCGCGCGCTATCTCGAATCGCTGTGAAAGGCTCAAAAATGCTCTCTATCAATCCGAACATGTCGGCCGCGCTCAATGTGGGCGTCGCCACGGCTGGGGCTCTCGCCGGCGCCACGGCGGAATTTACGACGCTCTTTGGGCAGGGTCCGGGCGCGAAGGCGGCGGCGGTCGCTGGCCTCGCGGCGCTCGTCCTCGGCGCGATCAACTCCGCGCTGCATGGCCTGTCGAGCGACAAGGCCGGCGTCCTGGCGTCCTAATTCTCAAATGATGGGGCTGCGGCTATGCCGGGCGAAAACGATAGAGACGAGGCGGGATGCTGCCTCGATAATTTCCTCCGCGAAGCTGACGGCGCGGGGCTCGATTTCCGTACGATCAAAGGCCGCGCCGACGCCTATCAGTCCATCATGTGGGCGATGATATGGCGCCGGCGCTGGGACGCGCTGGCCTATAAGCTCGGGAACGCCTTTTTAACGGCGCTCGCGCTCGGGGTGCTGCTGATTGCCGGCTGGGGGGCCTCGCTTTGGGGTAGTCACTTTAAGGGCGGTTGACCCGGAAAAGGTGCGGGCGCTGATTTAGAACCCCGTTTCGAATCAACGGGACTGATTTCGCCCGCACCTTCGCCCATGTTGTTGATCGGGGAAAATTACGCCACTCCCTCCCGGCCTACCAGGGCGGCTTTTTCTCATCACAAGTCTTTGTTTTTTATTGTGTGCAAAATGGGTGCGGGCGCGTGGGGTTCTGGTGCGGGCTTAGGTTTGTTCTCGCTATCGTCCCGCGACAACTTCCTCATAGCCTGCCGCGCCAGCCTCTCTCGATCGGCGGCGCGGGTGTAAAGCGCGGCCATCTTGCCGCCGCTCCAACCGTAAATCGCCTCCAACTGTGCCACCGTGGCGCCGTTGTTCGCCGCGCGCGTTGCGCCCGCCTTGCGAAGCCCGTGCGCTGATCCTGGAACGGCCGCCGCTTTACAGGCGTCGCGAAACCAGTTCCCAAAGCCCTCTTTCGCCATTCCCGCGCCGTCTGCCTTGGCGATAAAAGCCAAGTCTCCGGTTTTTGTCGCCTCAATGACGGCGGCGAGTTCGGGCAAGAGCGGAACCACGATTTTCGCGCCGGTCTTTTCCGTGGTGAGCATAATTACGCCATTGCGGACGTGCTGACGGCCAAGGCGCGCCGCGTCGCCGCGTCTTAGCCCGGTGTAAAGCAGGATCGTCAGCGCCAGTCGCTCGCGCGTCCCGATAGGCCAGCAGGCTTCGAAGCGGTCTATTTCTTCCTCGGTCCAAGTGTGGAAGCCTTCGGTTTTTGGCGCGCGGCCCTGAATGCCGTCTGTAGGGTCGCTCTCGATCAATCCCGCCTCGGTTGCCCAGCGGAAAAGCCCTCGCATTGATTTGAGGAAGTTCCCGGCCGCGAACGGGGTAGCCTTGCGGTCCTCGATGCCCTGGCGGATGTGGCGCTTTTCGATCTCGCCGGCCGGCGTGGATCCAGCCTTCTCGATGACGTGAAGGAAGATATTTTCGCGCTGGCGCTTTGTCGCGGGGGATAGCGCCGCCCATGCGCCTGAATCGCGATAGCGGGCGATAAGCCATGACAGCGTTCCGGCGCTTTCCTTGGGCTTCCTGGGGGCTGCGGCGTCTCCCGTGACGGCGGCATGATAGGCCGCCATGAATTCCGGCGTTCCGAAGGGCTCTCGGATGCGGATGCGCGGGCCTTTGCCGACTCTCACATACCAGACGCCCGCGCCGTGGCGCGTGGTTTCGCGGTGGAGATAGGGCGGTCGCGGGCGGCTCATGGCGTCCATCAAAGCCGAATTTCCCGCTTCCGCGCAAGTTTGCTCGGGTTCGCGCGTTCCGGATCGGGCGCTTTTGTGATCCGGATGGTTCCGTCTGGCGCGATTTCGACGGCCATTCTCTCGCCCATTTGCGCCGCCGCGCGCAACGCTCGGGCAATGTCGGCCTGGGTTACGCGGGCGGCGCGGCGTGTCATGGGAAGTCCTCGGGGTCTAGCTTTTCGCCCGGCGCAAGGGATGCCTCTGCCCCGGTGCGCGTCAGTCTGAAAACCGAATAGCTCGCTCTCAGTTTTGTTTCTTCCGCGAGCCCCTTTGACACAAGTCCGCGCCAGATTCGCCCGGCGAGGTAATCCGGATCGCAGTGATAGCGGTTGCGGTAGGATATTCTGTTGCCATGAAGCCCTAGCGCATGTCGCGCTAAGGCGAGTTCTTCGGGGTACAAGGTGGGCGCGGCCTGGGTCATTCTTCGTCTCCTTCGTCTGTCGCCCCTGTCTCGCCCCGCCCGTTACAGTCCTGGCATTTGAGGGCGACCCACCCTCTTGCGTCGTCGGGAACAGGGCCTGGGGTTTCTCGCGTCCCGCGCATCCGCTTCCCTATCTCGCCCGAGCCGTTGCAGCGCTGGCACGGTTCGTCGGCCATCAAACAAGCTCCTTCTCGATCGCCAGCCATTCCGGCATGGTCACGGTGATTTCACAGCCCAAGGGCTCGTCGGTCGTTTCGCATTGCGATAGGGGAAGCTTCGATGCCTCGGCTATGGCGATATCTATAGCGCGGTCGAGATCGCCTTCATTTAAGACTATGTTTTGAGACATTCCCGCGAAAACGCCGCCCTTCTCGATAGAGTCAAGGTCGCGCGCCCGGAGGAAACGATAGCGGGCGGCGTCAGCGTCGCGCGCGGCCATGTCGAACGCATAGGCAACGCGAAGCATGTCCTTAACGTCTCCGATACATTGCGGGAGGCCAAGCGCAATGGCGGCTTGAGTGGCTGCCTCGCTCGGTTCGGGTAGTGGCTTCATTAAACCGCCCCTCCGTCTGCCTTCTTCGCGACGGCGATAAGCTGCCGCATAACCGGGTTGATGAGGTCGAGGTCTTTCACACAAAGCCCGTTATACCAACGGTCCAGACCGTCTACCGCCTTGCGGCCATTCTTGGCGTGGGCGGTGCCTTCCTCGATGAGCGCCTTTAGGGCAGGGTTTGGGGCCTCTCTCGCGGCGGCCTCGGCCTGATATTTTGCCATGAGTTCGTCGGTGAGAAGCAACCCCCCTTCATCGGGGTTCGGCGGCGCGCGCTTCGCCGCGATGGCTTGCTCCTGGGCGAGGTTCGTAAAGTTTTCCTCGGCCGCGATCGCGCGTTGCTGCGCCTCGACGGCGGCGAGCGCGGCTTCTTCCTCGGCCTCGCGGCGCTCTTCTTCGCGCTTTGCTTTCTCGGCTTTGCGCTTCTGTTCGGCAATCACAGCGTCGACGCGGGCGGTTTCCTCGGCGCGCATCTTCGCGAAGGCGATGGCGCGTTCCTTGGCGTCCATTTCTTCCGCGAATTCCTCGGGCGGCTTCGCGGCGGCGGTTTGTCGCTTTTTCTCCATAACGCCGGCCGCGCGCTTTTCCGCGTCCTCGGCTGCGTGAGTCTTCTCCAACTTCGCGAGCTCGTCCTGGAAGCTCTCGGGCTCGGGCTTGTAATCCTGATTCGGGGCGCCGTCCGTATCGGGGCCAAGCCCGTGGATATTGGCGCCGGCGCGAGCGATCTTCGCCGGCTCGTCCTGCGGAATCGCAGGCGGTTCCTTGCGCGTCACGTCCTTCGCGCGCGTCGCCTTCATGTTGTCCGTGAGGTCTTCCAACTCGTCCGGGGAATAGACGCCCAGCATTATGTCGGCGGCGTGCAACCGGCCCCACTCGCGCGAGCCGCGATACGCGAGCATGTTGCGCGGATTTTTCCGCCACTGCTCGTTATCGGTTTTCCACTGCCCGACCGTCCCGTTGATGGCGCGGGGCTCGCTCTCGCTGGGGATGACGCCAGAAACCACGATCCCGAAAGCGTCGCCGGTCTCGTCGTTCCAATCGAAGCGGAGGCGCACGCCCAACTTGGCGGCGATAATCGCGGCAATGAGCTTGCCCTCGTAGCAAATCTTCCCCCGCACAACCGAGACACACTGCGCCACGGCGAACGGGTCGGCGTTCCACCGCGCCGCTTGATTGACCACAAGAAAGCAGTTCCCGAGAACCGCGTCGAAATCGAGTTTCTGCTTGTCCTTGATGGTGAGAGAGTCTGGTATAAGACTTGAGCAAGCCATGACTTTGGCAATGCGCATAAAATGTTCAAATTTCGCGGTGTCGAGGACTGCAACCGGGTCGTAAACTTGGATGTGGGCGCGCGGTGCGGGCGGTTGGGTTACGATGGCGTTCATGCTTCGACCTTTCTGACTCCGGGAACGGTGATCCCTGCGGCGCCGGCGCGCTTGGCGAGGGTGGCGATTGTCTTCACGAGCTCGTCTGCCACTTCGTCTTGCGTGGCGAAAAACGCGCAAGCGGCTGGCAAATCGTCAACTTCGTAAGTCGTGACCTTGCGGGCCTTGTGGGTGACTCGGACCGTTCCGACCGTGGCGGGGGCGGCCTTCGTCTCCTGGAACGGCTCGGGGGCGGGCGGCGGCGCGTTGAACACAACGGCCTCGTGCGCTGCTGATGCTTGCGCCTTCTCGTGCTCGATGCGGGCCAGACGGTTCGCCTCGTATGCGGCCTGCTCGCGGCGCTTGTTCTCGGCTCTGAGCCAATCCAAACCGATGGCGCGGATTTTCACTTTCAGCGCGGCGGCTTTGTCTCGCACTGGCCCGAACCATCGGGCGTCGATCTGCCGGCAAGTCTCAAGATGCGGGGCCTTTTCCTCCTTGTGCAGCGCCGTCGCTTTGTTTTCGAGTCGGCCGAATTCGAGCGCGTAATTCTCGCACTTGTCGGCCTCGGCCTGCGTCACTGGCTTGCGATCGGGTAGCGTTTCCAGCCATTCGACGACGGCCTTCGCGTGAGCCTCGATCTCGGCGAGCAGCGCGGCGTCGGGTGTCGCGGGCTGCTCGTCCTCGGGCGGGTTGTTGTGGCCCTGGATGGCGATGGTTGCGACTTGTTCCGGCCAGGGCTCGCCGCGCTGCTTGGCGAGGTAGACGTCGCGGGTGATCGGCGAGCGGCAAACGAATCCGAAAAGCCCGTCGATTTCGTCAAGGTGGCGCGGCGTATATCCGCTCGTCACCTGGCAAACGTATTCGCCATCCTCGCGCCATATCGCGACGGCGCGCTTGTTGCTGTCGCGGTAGAAGCCGCAATGCGGCGTTCCCGGAGTCGTCTCGGGGCGGTCGCCTCGTATTGAGGCTTTCCAAAAATCATAATCCGTCTGGCTCATGCCGCTACTTCCTCTAATTCGTTGGCGAAGGCCGCGCCAAGCCATCCGTCATCTGCGCGGACGTAAAACGCGGTCGTGGCGCGCTCGCCCCTCGGCATGTCGTAGGCGCGCTCGATGGTCACGACCTGCCCATCATGGCGGCCGTAGTCGTCGAAGCTCCCGGCGAGCGCTGGCGTGAGGCGGAATAGGCGGCGTTCGCCTTCGTAGGGCTCGCTCATGGCGTGAACCCTCCAAATGAGAACAGGATCGCGCACGCCATGACGGCGCCGCTGATGAAAGCCATCGCGATGATGGCGACGCCATCGGCGAGCGTGGCGAGATATGGGGGTGATGGTTGCATGGCGGGGCTCCTTCGGGGTTGGATGGCGCGCTTCGCGCGCGCCGGTTTTTTCTAACTGTCGCCGCAGCCGTAGCCGTAGCCGTAGCCGTAGCCGTAG